TATTATTATATACTATTAGAGTCTTCCCTGTCCACGATATTCTTTACGATCTTTTCTTTTATTAGGTCTTTTACTATGTCTTCCAGGTCTTTTTTTATTAGTGTATTTAATAAAAGAACCCGAACCATTACTTACTTTTCTAGCCATTTTGTTGAGATCTATTTATCAAAGCGTATGATATTTGTCCAGAGATAGCATTTCCAGTTGCCGATTGAAATTTTAAACTATCTCCTTCTTCTAAAACTAATGCATTATTTACTGCATTATCAGTTGAATCTGCTCCAATTATTGTATGAAAAAACTTATAATCAGTTGAAGCAGAGCTATCTCGTACATAAAAATTAACCTCCATAGACGAAACTGTATCGTTTGCAATAGTTATTTCTTTAACTATTGCTCTTGATGACGCATCAATCGTTAACACTGTTGTAAGTGTAGATGTCGTTAAATCATATCCTTGTACTTTATAAACTATAGTCATGTGGTTGTTATTGTAACTGATCTTACATTTGCAGATAGTTGAGTTCCTATAATTAATGCTCCGTTTGAAGAATTTACTTGAGTACTTCTTCTACCTGTTCCTATTAAAAACCAACTTAAAGTTTGTAAGTCTTCTTGAATCTCATCGTTATAACTTGTGTTTAATTGATTTTGTAAAGTCTCTAACGTTTGATTAATTTGTCTAAAATTATTAACGGTATAAGGATCTTGTGGTTCCGGTATAAGAATATTTATTTTAGCCATTATGTTTGTGGAACACTTCCGCCTCTGCCGTCTGGTTGGATATCTACTCTAAATATACCATAACGCCAATTATCGTTAAGTGCATCGTTTTCAATTTTTATTGACGCAAGTCTCCCTCGCGCGCGCGTGTCTATCTTATCTGTTGTTGATGATACTGTAAAGGGACCTACAGTTGTTTGTCCTTGAGCCGTGGTTGAATCTGCTGGATAAGCTTTAAAAAATAGCGTTACTTTTGTATTACCATCTATATATTTAAAGTCAGGAATAAATCTTCTAATTTTAATAAAAAATTCACCATCTCCTTCTATATCTAAATCAAAATCTCCTGATCTAATAAAAGCAGGTATAGTAATGTTCGTTGTATTTGTGCTTGTTAAATTAATAACTTCATTCACACCTACTTCATGTGCAAATACATAACTACCTCCATTAGTAATACCATTAACTGTAGGAGTGTTCGGAGTCAAAGTGCTTATATATTTAGTAGCACTTGGATACTCTAATACTTGAGCGTCTTCATATGTTGTTCTTGCAAGTGATCCTGTTGTCCAAGACTGAAGCTTATAATTGTAAGTAACAACTCTATCTATTTGTGTTGAGGATGCCTTTGGATAGAACCAATTAATTTCTGTAAATGAACTATTATGTCCTGCAAATACCATCTCTCCATTTGTAAAATTAAGTCCTAAAGAATCCCCCGTTTTAGTAAATACAAAGTCTTCAACTGTAGAAGTTAACGCTTTAACTGTTCCATCAAATACAAAGAAATTACCTGAATCACCCATCCAAAATACAGCACCATCTACAAAGACTGCTGCATGTTGTCCAATGCATCCACAGTTAGATCCGACTTGACGTATGCTAAATGTAAAAGGAGGCCCTACAAATTGCATTGTATAAGCAGCTTCATCTGTTATAACTAATATATAATCCTTACCTTTAACAGCAGCTACAATTCTACTACCGTTGTCTAATCTAAATGTACCTGCTGTGTTTGTAGAAGTAGGTTCATAAATGTCTATGTCTTCTTGATCTGAGAACCTAATAAACATTGGATCTTGAGTAGCGGGGCTTCCAATAGTTGTTTCTGTTCCAAAATGAATTAAATGTCTATCTCTATCCGATACTGTTGTTAAAACGGTCGCTGTAGGATTACCCGCTACAATAGTTGCACGTGTATTAACTCCTGTGCCTGCTGTTGGATCCCATTTAAATGTTGATCCATTTTTAATAGTAGCAATTAATAATTCTCCAAAATTATCTAATGACCAACTTCCTGCATCAATTGTCGTATTAGAAACTGTTCTTGAAGTACCCCAAGTAGATAATCCCCATGTTCCTGCTCCCCAACCATAACCAAAGGTAGAAGAAATAGGACCAACAATAACGTAAGGATTTGTTGTAAGTGATCCACCTGTAGTAACTCCTGTTCCTGTTTCTGTAACAGGCATAGTAATTGTAAAGGTATTTGCAGTGGGTACTGTTTTGACTTCAAATGAATTAGTTTCAAAATTTGCAGATGTAAAACTTGTTGTAGTTGGTCCAGGTGTGGATACACTTGAAAAAGTAATTAAATCTCCAACTTCAAGACCGTGTGCATTTTTAGTAATCGTTACAGTTGCAGATCCTGTAGTTGATGTATAAGTACAACTTGTTAGTGCTGTTCCTAAAGGTGTAATGTCATAAAACACTTCATCAAAAAGAATGTATAAAACTTTATCTGTTCCAATAGCCACATAACGCCTACCAGTTAAATCAAACCAAGAATGTATATCTCTGGCTGCTCCTACTAATATAGATGAATTAATTTGTTCCCAACCGCCTATCTTTTCAGGTGATCCATATTGAAAACGTACATTATCTCCATCAATCCAACGTCCCTCTGCTTGAGAAGCCGTATCGTTCTTATCAAAGCCTGGAGGTAATGGTATCTTTTTTAGTGGCATATTTATGTCTAGTATATCACTTATTTAAGGTTACTTAAACTTTGCTTAACCTTAAAAACAATAAGATTTTTTCAAATCGTTTAATCTTTTATTAATATTTGTTTCAATTTCTACTTTTCCTATAAAAACAACAATAGTTAACCTTTCTTTATCTAATACATCATTAATGCCATGTATTTTTTTTGAATCATAACAAACTAAAGTATTATAAGAATTTGATACTTTTATTATTTTATTTTTTTTATCATCAAAAACGTTAGTCCCTGTTTTTTCATTAAATTTTTTATTTAAATAAATAACCCCAGCTAATTCACAATTATTATCCCTATGTATGTTGGTATGTTTTTTATCAAATTTTAAATAATTTTTTAAATTTATTTTATGAAACATTACATATGTGTTTAAATATTTAATTTTATGAAAAGAAAAATCGTAATAAACATTTAAAATTTTAAAGACAATGTATTCAAATAAAGGTTTATTAAATAAATGAAAAGATTTTGTTCTTGCACCAGGCCAATTATCATTTTTCTCTGGTTTAAAAAATTCTAAAGTTTTAGAATAATTAACAATACTATCTGGATCTTTAAAAAAATTTTCTAACACAAACGTTGGATAATAATTTTTTTTAATCATATTTTTTATTAATAATAAAAAATTTAAGTAAAAGAATACCAACCTGTAGTTATAAATTTTTCTTCAGTTTTTGAAGGAATACCTCTATGTAAAAACATCCAATCTACTGGCCATATTAAAGTTAATCCTTCTTCTGGTTTTATTTTTAATTTTTGATGAAAAAATTCAGTTTCACCTTTATCTTTAACATCGTTTAAGTAAGTCATAAAAGTTAATACTCTATTTACTGAATGAGTTTTTCTACCAGCTCTTTCCATATGCCAACCAAAAAATGCTTCCCCTGGATTATATTTTTGAATATTAAAATTTTCTACAATTCCCCATGATTCTAAATGTGTATCTACATAAGGATATGTTTTTATATATTCATCGGCACATTTTTTTAATTCTTTTAAATAATTTTGTATTTCAATTTCAGGGGAATTACGAGAGCAAGTTAAATCAATTGATTTTTTTAAATTAGGCATATATCCATGACCAACTAATCCTACTCCGGCTTTATCAATATTTTTATTAAAAAATTTAATTAAATTTTTACAAACATTTTTATTAATATACCAACCACAGATAAATTTATCTTTTTTGTTTCTTATATATGCCTTCATTTTATTTTTTAAACCAAGCAGGAAGTCCTAAATGAGGCCTACGATCATATATATTTTCTTTAGATCCCTTAGTTTCAACATTATTATAATGTAAAAATACTTGAGCACAGTCATCAAAAGATAATTTATCTCTCCAATGTTCTAATTCATTTCCTCTATAAACTAACATATCACCTGACTGTAACATTACTTTAACACCTTTAGATTTAGATGGTTTATAATTGTCTGTTTTTTCATCTACAGTACCTTCTTCAGAATTTGGTTCTAAATATATTGGCCAGCAACCTCCTCCTAAATTCATAGTAGTAGATATTTCACATGAGAACCTATCTTTATGACGTTTTAATACATCACCTTTTTTATAGATCCGCGCATAGGAATAATTAGGGTTTAATTTTAATCCAGTATTCTCTTCCATTACTGGAAGTAATTTTGTTAATAATGTTTCCATTACAATATCAGAATAGTGTGAATAGGTTTCCGGAACTTGTTGATCATTCCATACACCAAAGTATTCTGTAAATTGACTAATATAACGTGTATCAAACATTGTTCTTGCAACTTGTCTTTTCATCATAAAATAATCATAACAGAATTTTGCAAGATCTTCTGATATTGCTTCTTTAATAATTATATATTTATTTTTTTTAAAACTCATATTTTCTCCTTTTTAGTTTTTTGTTTATTTTGTATCATTAAAGTCTCCGTTATTATTCTTCTTACAGCCTGTAGATTAAAATGTATAAACCTAAATGGTTCTATGCCATCATCAACTACAAACTGATGTTCTATGTAAGCAGGGAAGAATATCATTGTTCCAGGTTTTGGTTTAATATGAATTTTTTCTGTTCCTAAAGTTATTTCAGTTTCATTTTTTAATGGTAATTGTGTCATAAGTTTAGTTGGTCTTGGATCATGGAAAACTGGCATTGAAGTTTTATCACTACATTTTAAAAAATAAAAACCAGATATATGATTGTCATAATGTATATGTCCTTCATGATGACCTCCTCCTTTTTCACCAAATTCTTGTACCCATAATTCAGTCAAAAATAATTCATATCCAGTTAAATTATAACCAATATTATCTAAAATATTCCAAGATGTTGAACCGATATATTCTTGTAATTCTTTTAAATTAAGATCATTTATCAAAGATAAAGAATGATGACTCATTCCATGATCACCAATTTTTTTACCAAATTTTTTTTCCTTGTCTTTAATAATTTGTTTATTGTTATTTTTTGCTTCCTTTATGTATTTATCACAAACTTTATTTACATCATTTACCCATTCCGGAATTTCAATAGAATAAATTGGTGAACTAAAATAAGAAGCTGTTTGTAAACTATCTGTTTTTGCCATTATTTAAATGGATATCCAAGGTTCCAAATTACCAATGAATATCTTGTTCCTTTTGTAACTGGTTTTACTCTATGCCAAACATGAGATGGGAACACTACAATTGAACCACGCTCTTTAATTTCAGCACATTTTCTAACAGAAGGTTTATCTGGATTCATATTTCTAAAATCAAATTCTAATTCTCCACCTTTGTAATCTTTTGGATCTGATAAAGAACACGTAACAGATAATTTTCTAATTTTTCCAAATGTATTTAAATCATTTTTATTTTCATATGGAGCTTCCCAGCTGTCGCAATGCCAATCATAGAATTGATTTAATTTATATTTTGTAAATTGACAAGATTCAGAAAAATCCCAATCAAAATTCCAACCAGCTAATTTATTTGCTTGATGTATATATGGTTGAATTTCTTTATAGATCCATCTATCATTTAACCATACAATATTAGAATCTCTTTTCTTTTTTAAATCTTTTATATCTTCGTCAGATAAAGACTTTCCTTCATTAATTTTTCCTAAATGTTCGCCTATGATTGCTAATTGTTCTTGTTGATGAGTTCCATACTTAACTAATTCATCACAAAATCTAGGTGTAAGAGCGTTTTTAAAATAATAGTAATAATTCTGTAGATTCATTCTAATGAATATATACTAATTTCTACAGTATTTGTAAAGGTAGAATATTATTTAACTTAATTCCACCGTAGCAAGCCAAGATGATGTTTCGGGTGACCAAACAAATGTATTTTGTTGATCATCTTTACCAGTCCATCTCTGTCCAGCTTCATCCCAAGTAATAAAGTAAGGTATATTGTCTCCATAAGTTGTAACTGTTGGATATGCAACTGGAGATTTCCAATCGTCGTTAGAATCTAGTGACCAAGATGCAAATGGTTGTATTGAAATAAATTTATTTTTTGTTGAATCAAATTTATATCCGATTCCTGCATATTGTTTTCTAAAATTATTGTTATAAGAAGTTTGAACCCATTTTACACCATTTTCTGAAAATGGACATATCTTTTTAAAATGTTCTGCAGCTTGTTCTGACTGTTCTCCGCCATTATTTGCAATATCTTGATTACAAGCTTTTACAACTCTTAAAACTATATTATTTGAATCTAATTCTGAAAAATGTGCCATAAAATTTAAATAGTTAAAGTTCCTGTTACGTTAAATACAGCTACTTTACATCCCCCTGGTGTAGTTGAAGTTGTATTTGATCCTGGTGATACTCTGAATTTAGCAGTACTTGGTCCTCTTAAAACAACAGTACCTCCTCCACCTGTTCCACCATTTGCAGACCAGCCTCCACCTCCGCCTCCGCCACCTCTACCATCTGTTCCATTTGTTCCAGCTGTTCCTGGAGAATTTCCTCCTGCTCCACCTCCAGAATTTGCATTTCCTCCAGCTCCGGATGTTACTGATCCGCCTCCTCCTCCACCACCTGCGTAAGTAACTGGTGATCCTGTAATTAAATTATCCTCACCTGATCCTCCTGGTCCTCCAGAGGCATTATTTCCACCGCCTGCTGCAGATCCTGAACCTATAAATCCTCCTCCACCACCACCTCCGCCTGGTGTAGTTCCTGGTCCTCCTGGATTTCCTTGTGATGGACTTGTTGGGGGACTATTTCCTGCTCCACCTGGACGTCCATCATTTGTTGTACCTCCACCTCCACCGCCTGAACCTCCACTATTTCCGCTTGCTATACCTTGACCGCAACTTCCTCCAATACCTCCACCTCCACCACCTGATGCTGTAACTGTTGAAAAAATTGAATTAGTACCACTGACTCCTTTAGCAAATCCTGTTGCTCCTGCTCCACCACCACCAACTGTTATTGGAGTATTTCCACTATCTATTGTAATTGTAGATCCGCCTGGAAATGTATTTCTATATCCACCTGCTCCTCCACCTCCGCCTTGATATCCTCCACCTCCACCACCGGCGATAACTAAATATGTAAAAGCAACTGGTGCACCTTTACCTCCAGATGTTAATCCAAATCCTTTTGCTGATCCAGCTCCACGTGTTGAATTTAAAGGCATTACAAAAGCTCCTTAATTAAATTGAGTTTGTGACGCTAAAATTGTATATGCTGGTGTTGTTGCTGTTTTAATAGCAGTGAATGAATAAGTATCTATCCCAGTATTACCAGCAGTAGGAGCAGATCCACCTTGCCATTTAATAGTAACGTTTGTAGAAGATCCATCTATTGTT